TGTGGTTGCGGCGCGACTGGCGCTTGTTGCAATAATGAGAATTGCGCCCTCAGATTCGCGGCCTCCTGTTCGGCGACTTTCTTGGCCTCGTTCACTTCTCTGAATCGCTCGTAGGGTACTGCCTGATTTTGGTCAGGGGCGGGCTGATTCTCTATCACGCCTTGACCAGAGGCGACCTGGCCGGTATCGCCTGTAGGCTCAGTGACGGGCTGAACCTCAATTTTTACGTCTTCTTGATTCTGAATGTCCATTGTCTAATTTCCTTCAAAAATGCACTCAATTTGTTTTAGCAGGTGGATTAGGTTCATTGACATCCCGCGCCTTCTCCAACTTCGTGATTCTTTGATTGAGTTCCCCTAAATAGCGCGTATGGAAGGCGATACTGAATAATTCCCACGAGTCGGCGGTGTCGCCATATTTGGCCGTCCAATCCTTCCAGGTGGGGCTGTCTTTCTGCGGCATCAGATACGATGCGCGGCGCGCTTCTTCGGTCAATTTGCTCCCTGCGGCATAGTTGTTGTACATTCCCCTGGCCAACATACCAAGAACCAGAGAAACTATACACAAAATGACGGTGACAAAAATCCTTCTCATATTCTTCCCCTTAATAGTACATTCCAGGCGGCTTTAACGCGCAGCCAGCCATTCAATCTTTTGGGGACTTTATCATATATCCTGACCATCTGCAACTTATCATCGGCCAAATGCGCTGCGACGCATAAATCCGCGGCCTTGCATTTCTTCTGTTTTGCGGCGTCGGCGATTACTGCCATAACCTCGAATATGATACCCTTGGGCATACTGCACCACCCTGGTTCGCAGGGACGAAGTATCTTCGCCTTCTCGTTGCGGGGCTTATTCGACATTAGCTTCTGCAATAGACCGGGGGTTATCATCGCTTGCGTTTCCTCTTTTTGTGTGTACCCTTAATTGTACCCTTGTTCTGGGATGCGAAAAAGACGCGGTCGCCCTTCTTTGCGCCGTATTGCTTGCGCATCGCCCGCCGGACTTTCATCCCTTTTTTGGTCAGCGGCATTATGCGCCTCCTTGCCTTACTGGTTGCTGAGCGGCCTGCTGACTTTGTTGCATAAGGGTAAGCAACTGAAGATAACGATCGATATAGGTAAGTTGTGGCTCGGCCTTAATTTTCGCTATCTCGGACATCGTTTTCGCCTGCTCTAATGGGATACCTGCCATCTCCGCCTGCGCCCGGGCATTATCAAGTCGCGCCTGGGCCAACAGCATCGCATCCATTTGTTCTTTAGTCTGGAGTTGGGCCTGCGCCATCTGGCTTGCCATTTGCTCCTTCTGCTTGATACTGGCGATTAGCTTTTCGGGAAATTGGACGGGGGCGGCCTCGATTATGAAACTCGGCGAAATCGCGTCCGGGAACAATGTGTAAAGCTCCTTTAGTTCGAGGTAATTGAGATGTCGCTGGCTATCGGTGAGCAGTCCTTCGGTCGGATTGCAGTCGAAACGGGTAAAGTCCGGCTCATAGAATCCGGGGGCGGGTTGCTCATTGATACAACGCGTCACCATCTTCGGCGTCATATTCGCCTGGTTCATCTTAACGAGTTTTATTCCCACCTGCCACTTGGCGCGCCGGAAGCCCTGGAATATGCTCTGTTGCGCCGTAAGGGCCTGGCCGGTCCGGAATACGGAGAGAATCGCGGGCCTGTCCCCCTCATCCCCTCCAAATACCTCTTGATTGAGTCCTGTAGCCTCAGTCTCCTCCCGGTCCATCAGTTCGATAAGTTGAAAGACTCCCTCGCTTGGGCTGGGGCCGGTGAGCTGATATATTGCATCCTGCAAAGTCCCGGCGAAGTCTTTGTTTACCCAAATTGTATGACCTTGGCCACTCTTATAGGCATCGTCGGGATTGACCAGTGAACCTTGTCTTGCAACTTTTGCGGCTTGAATACTTGATTCGATAATGTCTATGGCTTGATTGATACGCTTGTCGCGAGCGAATTGCTGCTCATGCAATTTGCGCGTTAAGCTTCGGAGCTTCAATTCGCTTCGCGGACATTCGGGACACCATTCACCGCCTACCCATACGAAGTTGTACTCGTCAATCCCCGTGGGGTTCGGGCCTTCCCACACCGGCTCGGCATCAACGAAGCACTTCAATTCGATGCGGCGGACCGGCTTCTGGAATTTACTGAATATCGGCATACCATTCGGCATCCGCATTGTATCAAGAATAGCCTGAGCGTTACGCGCCCCGCCCACTACCGCGTTCTTGACGAATTGCTCCCATTCGATTTCTTGGCCCGTCATGCGGTTTATGACGAAACTCTTGAACTCCTCAATCAGAGACCACCACTCCTCATAACACCGCATATAGTCCTTGCGGGCCAGTTGAAAGCTGTCTGTCCACCTGCGGGCGTTCATCGGCGGAATCTTGTCTATCCTGTCGGCCTCGGTCGGCAGCAGTTTCTTCACGGCGTCTTCGTGAAGCCACTTGCCCGTCAATATGTGCCGGCAGTCTGATAGGTCGGGCAGCGTGAAACCGGGGTCGAGCATGAATCCATTGTGTGGCCGACGGCCAAATTGCACTCGTCCTTCGCGGTCAAGATACACTTCAAAGAGATTCGACCCTGTTACCAGGGCCCCCCATTTGAAGGTCTCACTGAGCATATCATAGCCGCCCTGGGCCATCTGTTGCATTATGATGCCCGTGTGCTGCCGGGCGGCAATGTCATCCTCTTTGCCGACTGCGCCAATCTTGAGGATGTGCCTGTTCTTGATTTCGTACCCGTGCAATAGTTCTACCTGCCTTGTTGTCTTCGGGAAGGGAACTAAGGAGCGGCCCGTCTTCTTGGCCTGCGCCACCTGTGCGGACGAGAAGTGTGCACCTAAGTGCAGCTCCATATCCGAATCGGCCTCTACGAGGTAAGGACTCCACGCACCTTTGTAGTCGTTGAACAACTCCTCGTAATCGGCAATCAGTTCGTGTTCTTTCATACTACCTCATGCTGAACGGGCTGGCATATCTTTCACTGAGGGCGGCTAAATCGTTTTGTTCTTTCCTCGCTTGCTTACTGCTCTTGATTTGGGGCCAGGCCCACAAGGCCATTATGAAGGTATCTGCGTGGTCGGGCGACCTGCCCAGCCGCTTCTTTATGTCCTTCTTTGCCTCAATCTGCATCTTTGCGCCTGCGAATTTATAGGTCGGGACGCATAACTGAGTTTCCAAAGTAATGTATGAACTTGCCATTGTCAAGAGGGAATTTGACTGCGGCAGCATTCCTTCACACAGCGCCTTCGCCGCTGTGTCCCAAGCCTCGGCCCGCAGATTGACGTACTTCTCCGGTTGTTTGGAAGCGCCAGCGGGATTGTAGCGTATTGTGGGGACCTCTAATTCCTGCAGCTCCGAAAGCACGCCAAAACCCAGATCTGCTCCGATACATTCGACCACCGCCATACAATTATCGTTCTGCCGGCTTAGCCGGGCGAGGCAATTGCTTATCTGCGTGGTCTTACAATAGGGCAGTATCACCTTCTCGGCGATTTCGGAGTCGTGCATCAGATAGATTACACACTCGTCATCGCCTTCTCCCGCCGGGTCGCATACCAGATATGTGCGAAGATATTCTTGTGGCCGTCTTATCTTGGCATCTACCAGCCACTGCGACTTGATAATCTGATTCGGACCCTCTACGCTCGACCAAGAGCCGTACAGATAGGCTTGGAGTAATTCCGGCCTGTGCTTGAACGCCTCTTGAAGGATTCCAATGTAAGTGGTTGGCAAGTGGGGATTGTCTGAGGGCAGGGCTTGTACGAATCTGTTCTGTGGGGGTGGGGCGTCGATGAACTCAGGCTTGAGCCAACTTGGCGCCGGGTTCGCCGTGAACAACCCCTTATACCTCAGTTGCTTGCCGCCCAACTTCATTCTGCGCGACGCACGGAGAATAGAAACATCATCCTGCGTAAGCTCCTCCGCCTGGTCAACACCGATAAAGACATACTCGGCGCTATTGAACTTGTTGACCGTCTCTTGTCTATCGAATCCGCCGAAGTCTATTGCGGCGCGGCCCTCGATGAGAATGTGTTTCGGATGGCGGTCGGTCGCGCCTTTGATAGTATAGCTGGCGCGGGGGATTATCTCTTGCCACGTCTGCAAGGTCGTCATCGTGAAATCGACTGACTGTTTGCGCCCGATGAATCCGATATGTGGCGGGGTGTCGGTGGGCTGTAAGTTGAACTGTTTGATGATCTGCTTTGTGAGCCACCAAGCCCACCAGCAGAGGAACCACGACTTGCCCGGCCCCTTCGCTCCCCCGAAAAGCACGTCGGTTACGGCGGGGTCATTCAAGATTTGAAAGGCTTGTTCTTGTCGGGTCGTTAGTTCGTAAGTCATCATCTATGATATTGGCCTCAATGGGCTGACCCTTCAATAACACGTTCACGATTACCTGCTGCGCCTGTTGCTGAGGCGCATCATGCCGGCGGATGATTTCGCATATCTCGGCCAACTGTGTGAGCGCACTGATTTTGTTATGTGTATGCACCTGCATCGTATCTCTACCCCACGGACGCTTCTTGCGGGCAAAAGCAATCTCTGTGAATTCTGCGATGATATTATCCGCGTTTATGTTGTGTTTGCGGACAAGCGGTTTGAGCTTTTCCGCTATGGCTTTCTGGACGTTGCCGTTTGTTGCCAGCATCCGGGATGCTGTGGACCGTGCCCTCTGGGGTGCGTATTGGGCTGTAATCGCAGCCTGAGTCCCATTGAAGCCGTTGGCGACATACGCGCTGACAAAGACTTGCTGTTTGATTGTGAGGTTATGTGGCCTCGTTTTTCGCATACCCCATAAGATATACCTCTTACGGCGTAGGTGTCAAGTGAAAAGGTTTTTCACATTCTGCAAAGATTTTCCTTGACGAAGCTGCGCTGATATGATACTTTGTGATTATGAACTTGGGCGAACACATTCAAAACAATAATCACGCGGCCCCGCGCTCGGCTCACCTACCTTGCTCGCCCAAGTTTAGTAGTCGAGCCGGGGCCTTTTCTTGAAAGGGTAGGAAAATGGACTTAACACCGGAACTCAAAGCTGAAATTGATGCCCGAACGTATTACTCCCTGCTACAGCAATGGCGATTCGCCCCGTCCGGGACTCCTATGTTCGAGGGCGAATCAGGGGAATACTTTGGCAAGCGAATGAGCGAACTGAAAGCTCTTGACCCCGGCGGTGCAGTTGCGGCGTCAAAAGCGCTCGGATGATAACTCTGGGGCCTTGTTGAACCCGTTACAAAATGAAACACTTTATTGGAGTAAAGACTATGACACAAATGAAATACAAACTGACGGACCAGAATCTGCAAACACACATGGGTTGCCAGTGGGTAGTCGGGGAATGGGTGCAAGCACCGGGCAAGTTGGCCCAGAGTTTGTGTTCAGACGGTTGGATTCATTTTTACGACGATCCGTTGTTGGCCGTCTTTTTCAACCCAATTCATGCAAATATCGACAAGCCGCGCCTGTGGGAAATTGAAATCGACGGGGATACCAAAGTGGATGCTACAAAGGGCGGCGCGCGCCGAGCCAGACTGTTAACAGAGTTGCCGTTGTCCCTCATTACTCCAACACAACGCGTCGAGATTGGCATTCGATGCGTGCAGGGACTGCATTCCGAGCCGAATTTTGTTATTTGGGCGGAGAATTGGCTGAATGGGACAAACCGCACGAAGACGGCGGCGGCGAAGGCGGCGTGGAGGGCTTGGGAGGCGGCGGCCCTGGCGGCGGAGGCGGGGGCGTGGGCGGCGGAGGCGACGGCCCTGGCGGCGGAGGCGGCGGCCCTGGCGGCGGAGGCGGCGGCCCTGGCGGCGGAGGCGACGGCCCTGGCGGCGGAGGCGACCTCGGAGGCTTGGTCGGCGGAGGTCGCCGCGGCGGAGGCGGCGGCCCTGGCGGCGGAGGCGGCGGAGGCTCACCAAGTACTTGATATTTTGGCCGTTATTAAGGAAGTTGTGGGATAGACTCCAACCGGCTGCCCCCGCCCGCCGTGAAAAGCGCGGAAGCGCAGCGGGGCCTTTTGAGAAAGTGAGGTTTGATATGAGCGAATATACAATAACGATTAGAGTCGAAATACCAGAGGGGACGCCTTACGACAAATTCGTGGAGTGGGCAAAGTACGTAACAGGTTATAGTTGCTTTTTACCTGCGAGCAATCCTCTGGCGAATATGGATCTTCAAGCGACCAATGTTACCATCAGGGCCTTTTAAGAAAGGTGAGGTTGAAGATGAGTGAAACAAAACATAGGGACGATGGTTGTTTCTATGCTGGCCCCGGTCGTGGCGATTGCGAACACTTTATCGACTTACCTGGCAAGCACATACCGGGACAACACGATGGCCCCTATGATACAGTTGATGTGTATGGGAAGCCGAATGGTTGGTGTTGGTTCTGTTGGCACGAATTTCAGTTACAGAAATTACGTCAAAATAACGCCAAACTGCTGGCGGCATGCGAACTCTCATTGGAGCGGCTCACTAAAATATGCAATGAGTTGGGTATAAAGGCATCACCCTGGTTGAGCCTTTTGGAAGCAGCGGTGTTGACGGCGAGGTTGGAAACCGCTATCGCCGAGGCAGAGGCAAAACAAGGGTAGTTTGTATCGGGCGCGCCGGGGATCGTCAATCCCGGCGAATCGTAGAGAACCGAAAAAACAGAGAAAGGCTAAAAAATGAGTGAAAAGCAATTCAATCTATCCGCATTGGTGTTTAGCCTGGCGGTGATTGTATTTATGATAATCGTCAAGGGATGCGCTTAATGCAACGCCTGATTGACCTCTGTACCGTGTGTTTCTGTTTATTGTTTGTATTGATTCTGATTGCGAAGTCCGAATCAAAAAGGAGATGATAATGTTGACCGATGAAAATATAGCGCTATTATGTTACGACTGCGTTGATAGGTATCGGGCAGAGCGATTCGACAAATTGATGGCGGCGCTCAAGGATATTCTCAGGGACCTTGAAGGTGCCGATAGACCTCTTGAGAAGGCCAATGCCCTTGGGAATCTGCATTTGCGACTTCATAACCTGGTCGAGCAATTCGCGCTGAGTGTAACATAGAACCTTTTCCTGCTCTTAGGGGGACGGAGCCCCCTTTTAACCTGTCTGTAGTCTTCACCAGGCGCTTTCTACAGGCCCGTGGCACGACGATCTCCCCCTGAGGGGTAGTTTGTAGGGGGTATTTCACTGTAGGCCCTGATTCAGGCATTGTCTGGCCGGCGTCTATCCGGTCCGGTCATTTCGATAATTAACGCCGCCGATAACCTGCTGGCAATTCGCGCATCAAAACTCTGACCAAGCTGCGCGAGGGTCTTATTTGAACTTAGAAATGTGGGCAATTGGCGCTCCTGCCGCTTATTGAGAATCGAGTACAACGTGACGTAGCTGAAGTCTGTTTCTTGCTTGCCTCGAATACCCAAATCGTCAATGAATAGTTTGTCAATATCTTTGAGAGGCTCTATCAGGTCCCACTCAGTTTTCTTTGACGCCGGGGACATCGTAGCTCGTACCTGCACACAGAAGTCGTCGAAGTTCACCCGCTCGACCTCGTATCCCGCATATATGTAATGCCGGATGAGCGCGGCCATAGCGTAGGTTTTCCCCGTGCCCACAGGCCCGAACATAAAAACGTCGCGGCCCGCCTCTAAACTCAATAACTTTTGCCCCGTTTCCTCCTCCAGGTCGAGAAGTTCCGCATCCAGGTACAAGGAACCGACCAAGTTCAATATCAACTGCTCGGCCCTCTCCTCTTTGAGCGCCTGCAATCGCCCCCAAACGTCAATACACCGTTTGCACCAGGCCCGCACCCCGGTATTGTCTTTGTATCGCAACCCGTGTCCGCATTTCTCACATCTAACGGATAAAATCTGCGGGAGCGCTGTTTTCAGTATTTCGCCTATTCTCTGTGGTTCGCCCATTCTTTGTGCCCCAAACGCTTATTATCTTCTGCTTCCAGCTCTTCACTGGGTTGCCTTTAGCGTCGTGCCACTTGGCAACGGCGTAGTATTCGATAAACTGCTTGGCGTTCACTTCATAACCTTTGTCCTTGCAATACTGTTCAACTTCTTCAACTGTCGGGGGTACAAAGGGCGAAGCCCTTTTCTTTTCTTCTTTCTTCTTTTCTTCTTTTGTTTCTGCTTTTGCTTTTGCTTTTGCTTTTGCTTTTGCTTTTGATATAGTAGGCAGATGGTTGTGTGTGGTTGCACTTGGTTGCACTTGGTTGCACTTGGTTGCGCGATATTCCCTATAGTATTCAGCATCTTTACGCATTTTTGCCCGGTAAACGGAATAATTGAGTATTCGCCAACCTCCGTCAATTACCCCTATCCTACGACCCCCATTGTCTTTGTTCCGGCTGAAGGGGTCGGCGGATTCAAGCACCTCCAAGCTGACCAGGGTCTCATCAATAGTCAACCTGGCCGCATCAGCCAATCCAGGGATTGACGCCGCCACCTCGCCGTGCCGATTCGCAAGCGCCAACATCGTAACCCATAAAATCTTCGTGTCCTTGCTCTCTCGCCAAATAGTGCTGTAAATGATGCTCCCAAAGAGCTTTGTGTAACCTGTTTCTTCCATAGACAGCCTCCTTGCCAAAGAAAAAGGCTTCTCGGTTGGACGTTACAGCAAGCTGTGACTTGTCCGAGAAGCCCTATGTCGCCAGTCTGAAAAATAGCTTACTACAACGTCCATAATCGCAATCTTACTGTCTTTGCGGCCTGCGTCAATCAAAATTCGCGCAAAATATAGGGGCACGGGCCGAAAGGATTAGTGTGGAAGGAAAGACCCGTGCCCCTGGATTCAATCATTTTTGCCGCCTTGCTCATTCAGGTTTCCTCATACAGAGTACAACTTCAAAATCAATGCGGACGTGCTCATTCCAAGTTTCGATGCGTTCGGCGGTATCTTTGAAGGCGAGTTCTTGGGCCTTGCCGAGAATGATGTGCTGGCGTTTGCCGGGGGGTAGTTGCTCTTTTGCTGTGATGAGCCATTCCTGGCGTTCAGTTTCGGGGACGATTTCCCAGTAGGCGGCCCAGCCGGCCTTGTTGTTTGCGAGGGTACGGAAGAAACTGGCTCGATTAGTGCGCCTGATTATCTCCTCGCCCCAGATGGATCTAAAGCGGTGCTCTTTGTATAGCATAGCATGGTGTTCGTGGAGAGTGGTAAAGCCTGCGGCTTCGCAGAGTTTTCGCCAGTCGCCGGTGAAATCCACACGCTTTTTTGCACGGACGAAGTCTTTGACTACCCAGATAGCTACACCGCCGGGGCGGAGTATGGCATAGCACTGCTGGAGTATCTGAAAACTGGCGTCCCAAAAGGTCGGTCCCCGAGAGTTGCCGAGTTGACCTTCGGTTTCACCATATTCAAAAGGCACTTTACCTTGGCCGCTTTTCAAACTCTGATGTCGAGTGTCCCCATCTCGCTTCGTCTTTGAGAAATCTATTCCGCATTTCTCAGTTGATACGATTCCTTCATACGGCGGAGATGACAGAATCAAATTGACATCGCCGGGCTTGAGGTTGCCGAGATTGCCCTTGCTGCCGTAGCCCTGCGTCCTCTGGCTCTGGCCTAATGGCCCACCAGCTTGAGCATCAGTCCTTTTTGCATAGGACTCGGCGGCGGTCTCGGCCTGCGTGCCGTCCCCCTTCAAGGTCTCGGCGTAGGGGGGAGAGGACAGCACGCAGTCGATAGAACCGGGCTTCATAGCTCCTAACTGACCGGGGGTAGTGCCGTAGGAATCTTTGCGCGGCTTGCTGTCGTGAATCTGTTGTCTTTGTGCGAGCGTATTGCCGACTGCGCCGATGTTGACGTTGTTCTCCATAAATGGTGGCGACGACACAATCAAATCCGCCTCTTGCAGTATTTCGCAGAGCCGCCTCGAATCGCCCTGGATTATCACCGGCTGCGGGCAGCCCAGGGCCGCCAGCTTCCTGGCGTGAAGGGCAATATTCTTCGTTGTTAAATCCACGAAAGTTTTTTCCAATTCTATACCTATGCAACGGTATCCTTCGTATGCGCCAAGCAGCAGTGTCGTACCCACGCCCGCGAATACATCAAGACAAATATCGTTAGCCTTCAGCCAGCCTTCCTCTTTGGCGTGGCGCAGGATCCGCGTCAGCAGGCCCCTTGACATTTTCGCAGGGTGCCCGAAGGCTTCTGGAACTATGATTCCCCGATAACTCAAATCGTAACACGAGGCCCATTCGTCAACCTTGCCCACCACGTCTCCTTTGTCTGTCATAAATCGACCCATTTCGCTTTTTCGATATTGCCCGGACACGGTTGGCCATCAGGTCCCTTATGGCGGCGAGGATACCTCATTGTACCATCCCCCACATGCAAATTATCACCAGACCACATCCCTTTTGATAATCGCGGCAAGCGTCCGGTAGTTATCTTACCGCAAACAGAACAGTTGAAGAATGTCTTTTTCTTCTTAGTCATTCAACCCATTCCTTCAGGCCCCGCCGTGCCCGGCGCTTCGGGCATCGAGAGGCAGTCGCCCGTGTGGATTGTGTTAGGAGTCATCTGACAAACACCTCTGGCTTCGGTTCATCGTTGCGCAAGAACCAGTCAACATCCCGTTTGAGAGCTTCGGCGATTTTGACAAGTTCAGACATTGTTGGCTTCTGTGTGCCGCGTTGAAAACGCAATAGGTCAGAAAATCGTATCCCCGTCTCTGCGGCAAGCGTACCGTTAGTCCTTCCAATATCTTTTCTTGCCCACGTAATTTTTTCGCCGAGCGCGAAAACGCGGATGATTTTGTCTTTGTCTGTCATCTATTCTATTCGCTTTCATGTTTCTCTTGGTTGAGCTCTGATGTGATTTCACCGAAGCAATTCAATACACTACTACCCTTGCCACACTTCGGACATATAGCATTTCTCTCCTCGCTTACGAATGAGTATAGGCAGGCGTGACAGTATTGAGGATATGAGATTATGTGCGGTTCAGGCATATTCGTCTCGGTTTCTCCTCAACATTTGTTGTTGCAAATTCCCCAAAATACCTAATGGCGGCGCTATCATAGGCACGGGCCGCTTCAATCTCAGTATCAAAATAACCAAGATGAATTTGTCGGCCCTTTGGTTGAATTCGTGAGCGCCATTTATGTGCTCCTTTGTGCCAAGAAACTCCTTTATATTGGGAGGATCCTTTTCGACTCCGACTATTGGCGGCATTTTCCGACTTCGTTGAAATCCGCAAGTTTATTCTCTGATTGTTCAAGCCATTGCGATCCCGATGGTCAATCTGTATTCTTGGCGGTGGTTTCAAAATCTGACGGTGCATAAGAACAGCAGGTTTACTTCGCACGGCATACCAGGAATGTCCACTGCTAAAAACGCACCATTTATACCGATTGAGTTCTTCAAAATCTTCGTCATCAACAAGCGCTACTTTGCCTTGTGTAAGCGGGATAGTTTTCATCCTTGAACTCTTCAAAAGCGAACCGACCGGCAAGTGGCTCGACAGCCCGAAGGATGTTTCACCTGCGCGGTCGGTATCGTTTCTTGAGATTGTCGGACTATCGAGCATAAAAACATCATACCGTTATATTTTAAGTTGTCAACGGTTATTTTGGGAATTCTCGTCTCTGAAACTTTTTGGGAAATTGGTTTACATCGTGTAAAATCTTGCCATTCAAAGGAAAGGTTTTAATAAATACTGGCACCCCCGCTGCGTCGCATTGCTTGATAATGCTCTCTATCCATTCCCGCTTGCAGGGGCGGCGGCGCGAGCCTGTTTCGGGGCCACAAATTACCCATTGCAAGCGTTTCAAGTAATCTTCGATGTGCATTTCTTCGAGCAGAGGTTCAAGACTGACAAATCTTATGGTGGCGGGGATTTCATTCAAGGCATTTACCCGGTGCAGATATTTCTCCGTTTCGACGCTGACGCCGAGCCAGACATTTTGGAGAACTCCAAAGACAAGTCGGTGGATTTCTGTCATTCGCTCCGGGCGCTTCGTCAGGATTTGGAAAGTATGTTGGGGGCACATTTGAACAATATCAAGTATCTTATGCACAAATTCGAGTGGTATCTTTTCGTGGAACAAGTCCCCCATCGACTGAACGAAGATGTGGCGCGGCGTCCGCCAGTGCAGAGGTTGATTGAGAACATTCTCATCGAGTGAAAATTCAGCCTTGCTTGAAAAATCGCCATATCGGTAGTTGTTACCGAATCGAAGGTTCATCGACTCGGCATAACAATTCCAGCAACCGGGGCTTACCTTCGTGCACATCCAGCCATCTTCGTATCTTACCGGATTCCAGGATGCATCGGTCCAGGGTATTTTAGTTCTTGACATAGCCATTCTTGGCCTTTCTCAAAAACCCCGGCGGGCAGGGTATTGTTTGAGATTAGTTGCTGAACCATTTTGCTCCTTCACCGTAAACACCATTGCCAGCGCCGCACTGCCACTGTTGGGCGGCTTGCTCTCATAAACACGATATACCGAGCGCCATAACCAGTCCCGGACACAAAAAATGGCCCGATGACGCAGTGGTTTGCCAACGTTTTGGTCAATAATGCGGCCATCAAAACCGCGCATCAGTTGCCGCAGGCTGTACTCTGTAAACGCTATAGTGTGTGTTAGGTCAATATACCGACCTCTGGTCGCAATAGGGCAATCCGCGTTGCAGGTGCGGATGATAACTATGCCGCCCGGTCGCAGAGATTTGGCAAACAGCGAAGGTAACGTCAGCAACTTGTCGAGCGATATATGCTCAATGACATCGTTGCAGACGATAACATCCCAAATAGTTCCCTTTTGCGCCGCGTAGTCGAACACATCGGCAAGTATGGCGCGGTCGCGCAGGCCGTAAGCAGCGGCAGCGGTTATTTGGGCGCACGATATGTCAATGCCTATCGCATTTGCGTATCCTAAACGAACCAGGTATCCCAAAAGAAGACCAGGACCACAGCCTACATCAAGAATACGAGCATCCTTGTTTGTTGGCAGATATGGAAGTATCCAGGGTAACTTGAAATTTTTGAAGTCGGCAAGAGCGCGTTTGTTGTAAGCGGCGTAAAATTCATAATAACCATCCTGAAATAATGTCTCAGTCGATTCCGGCCCGGAGATAGCCGTGTTCGAATCCCTAAGACTGTTTGGCTCATCCTGCAAGACAATGCCGCCGCCGGGGTTCATATTATTGTTTTCCCATATTCAGGTTCGCAGTCGGCATTTAACGCCGCCCATTCTTTGCCGTTCTCAAGTTCAGCCAAGAGGAAGCCTTTGATAATCTTCCAGTTGGGTCGGAGGTTTTGAACTTTAACCGGCGCGGTCATTTGGTGTTCAAGTTTCTGTGCCCGCGTAGCAACCCGACTCTCCCAATCGGCGTCAAAACCGAACCGGATTTCATTCTCAAAATCGCTGCTCCAATCGTATCGCAGGAGTTTCAGGCGCGGCAGAATCGCCTCTCTGAATTTCGCCGGATTCCCCGTCGCTTTAGGGTGGCACTGATCGCACAAGGCAACGCCATAATCAGGGTCGTACAATATCAGCCAGTCGCCCTGCGACCGGGGGAACAGGTGATGGGGCTCAAGATTGCCCGTCGCCCCGCAGGATTGACACCATCTATCGCGGGTCAATACGATAGAACTCCACAACTGGTTACAGCGTTCCCTGGTTTTCATTCTTCGCTCCTCACAAAACGTAAATCTGCACCCCGCAGGCCGCATCCGCTTCAGTATATCGTTTCTCGGCTCGTAACTCGTATATCTGGCTATCATCGCGCCATAGAACCTTCGTCAGGGCGTCCTGGACGGCCCGCACCAGTTTATCAAGGTCAGGTTTTACAACCGGATGCTGAGGAGCGGACGATTTTAGACCTTTTTTGCTATAGTGGCCTTTGGGTCGAGGCAAATAAAATACGAATCGCGCCCGCGTCGGGCCGTCTTGACAACAGTGGTTGCCGTACTTCTCAAGGACGCACCAAGCGACCGCATCCATCCAGCGTTTTGTTGTGTCGCTGGCGTGAGTTATTCGGCCCTTAAATGACTTGTGCGAACCGCTCGTCGCCGGTACACCCGGAACAAAGATATTGAAATCCGCACCGTTTTGCAGGTTTGTATCCATAGTCATAATCCCAAAAGGCGGCGGTGGGCCTCCTTGCCCTTCACGGCTTTATCAGTTTCATCCTTGCACATCTACCGCCTTTTTCAGATAGACCCTCGCGGGCCTCAAACCATTCGATATTGAGCATCCCAGAAGAAACGTACACCGGGAACTTCTTGGGGTATCTCATCAATACCTTTACGGGCTTTTTCGTAACGCCCCTCGATTGCCAACGCTTTCTCGTTAATGGCGGTCTTATTCGCTTCTTTGACGTAGAATCCTTCGGGCAATTTCTCCACGTCCAGGACTTCGTATCGCACCCGGTAATGGGATCGTTTGTCCGCGGCGATACCTACCGGCTTGGCTATCTCGACGCGCGGGGCCTCGATGGGTATTTCGGTTCGTTTTTCCTTGCCTGCCGCGACCGCGGCCTCTTGAATCTTGCGGCGGCGCTCAAGTTCGGCCTGTTCCTTTGCCCGTTCCTCATCGGCCTTGCGCTGGGCCTCTTGAGCCGCGCGAAGTTGCTCGGTATCATAAGTCCGCAATTCATTTTCGCAATGTTTCACGGCGCAGTCGATTTCGGTTATGGTCGGTTGCAGGCGGCCATCGACCTCTGCTTTGAGCGTGGCGTTGATTTCCCGCCGCGCTGTGTCCAGCGTAACTGAAAAGGGTTTTAGTGTGCCCGCCCACAAATACGCCTCGCTCTTACTGCCCGCGTCCTTGACCCGAACGGCAAGGGCCTGCTCGATATTTGGTTTGATAAACGCCCGCAATCTCTTTATCGAGTCCGGCGAGGCCAACTCGCTCATCGTCGGGATCGCCGCGATGGACACCTTGACTAAGGCGGATGCCTCTGTGTTAAATTCTCGTACATTCACTTGCATTGTGTTTTCTCCTTTCATTATTTTGACGAGAGCGCCTTTGTGCCCTGTCCCTTCCAATCATGATTTTTCAGTTCAGCCACCGCGTCGCCTTCTTGCGGGCGCGCTTGTTTACCTTCCTGTTTCTCGGCCAACTGCCGCATTACTTCCTTAACGATGTCCCCGATGATTTCCGTGCCGCCCGCCAGCATACGCTCGACGGCGCTTCGATTATCCCAACGAATATGAAGGGCTTCCATAAGTGCGTGTTTGAGGGCCAAAGTCCCCGCTGAATCTGCGGCCCACCAGCGATTCAATCCTATCCCACAACCAGGCACGATGATGTAGTAACCCGTCTCGGCATCCCCCAGGCGGTAATGCGTGGTGAGATAATGCCATCCGCCGGCCTGTGTAAGCACCGTCGGGTGTTTCTCGTCGCTGTACGGAATAAACGTCAGCCGGTGTTTGACCAGCCAGGGGTCAATCGCCTTGCGGACATCGGAGTAAATCGTGAATTTGAACTTCTCGCCGGTCGGTTCAGTAACCTCGCCGGTCGCCACGACTTCCGGGCAATCCTGCATAAGCGCCAATATCTTCGTTTGCAACGCTGCGTCAGCCTGCGCCGCTGTCAAGCCACAATAAGTCCCAATAGGAGCCAACTGCCCTAACGGGTCAAGGATTCGTTTCGCTCGGCGGGATTTTTTGCCCGATTGTTTCTTTGTGGTCTTTTTCGTTTTCATTATTCATCTCCTGATTCGCTCTTGCTTAATCTTATTGAACCAGTTTGTGATCGCGTTCTTTGTCATTGTGCACATCTTCATACACTTTGTCCACGACGCGCGGACTGTTAATCTTGTCAAGACAAGCATTGAGCCACTCGCGGCGGAGTCTCAGATAGTTTTGCAAGTCTTCACTGCTGCCGCTATGGACGACTTTGAGATACGCTTCTCGTACTACTATCGGCCAGTTGGGAAGGTCATCGTTCATATTCTTGTTCCTTATCTTGCCCGGTATTGTCCGATTATCATATCGCGGGAAGGCAACTCCGGTGAATAACCAGTGTCGGCGGGCAGGCCATCCAACAACACATTGCCGTCAACTTCGACCAGGACTCCGTCGCAGGGCACGAATATCGGCTGACCGATCCAAACTGCTTTTGGCGCGTGAACATCATGTCTCATTGTGAATCTGCCGCCGCATTTATCGCACTGGTACATATCAGGCATCTGTATTCCTTTAGAAAAAAATCCCGCCGAGGTTGCGATACACCAATGGTATGCCTCGGCGGGACAGATGTGAAGATGCTATTGTAATTGTGTATCGCATATTTGTATTATCGTCAACTGCCCGCACTTTGTCAAGGAGAAAATCCCAAGAATATGAGAAATCTTTTGGACTACCCCTTTTGGGATACTTCTGATAATTTTCGGCGTATGTTCACAATCGAGTCGTGTATGGCCTGGCGGGTAATACCTTCGGCGCGGGC